CTTGGGATACATCTCGAGTGATGTCGCCTGCGCGACCGCCGCCAATCGCAGCACGCTCGGCAGCCATCTGCCCAGACTGACCCATCATCATGCCAAACGGGCGAACTTCGTCAGGCCGGCCAGACAGGATCTGCTGGCGCAACTGATCGCCAGTCACGCCTGCCTCTCGCATGGCACCGAGCACTTCCTGCGATGCCACTCGTGGCTCGTCTGGGTTGAATGCGCGACCGAGTACAGATCGCGCACCTCGAGCAAAGTCCATCGCAGCGCCGAATACTGGGCCAGTAGCTGCGCCCATAGCGCCGCCGCTCACTGCACCAGAGATGCGATCTCCGGGCTGCGCCTCGAGACCGCCTTGGATGGCGCCAGTCGTGCCGCCTAGGCCTGCCTGCGACAAAAGGCGGCCGCCTGCGCTGGTCACGGCTGAGGCCTTGCCAAATGGGTTCGGCGACATCAGCGCACCGGCAAACTCAGAAACCCCATAGGTCAAAGGATTGGCGCGCTGCATTGACTCGCGCTCTCGGCGCTGCTCTTCTATGCTCCGCCCGTAAGGCATCACGCCAGCGCCAGACTCAATGGCCGCAATGGCCTCATCAGCGCCGCCGTAGGTTACGCCCTGCCCGAAGCCACGGATCGCGCTCTGAAACATCCCCGGCGTTCTCTGAGGCGCAGGGGCCGCACGCGCAGCTTTGCGCTGCTTTACCTTCTCGATGACCTCCGGGCTTGTCCCTTCAGGGAACTCGGCAATCGTGCCGTCCGGCATGGGTACTTTGATGCTCATGTTTGACCGCCTTATTTGATCGGGTTGCCGTTTCGGTCATAGCGTTCGACTCGCCCACCCTGCTCGAGGATGGAGCGAATCATCTGCGCCTGCACCGGAGCCGGCAGCATTGCGTTGGGGAACTGCATGATTCCGGTTGTCACGTCAGAGCTTGAAATTGGCCCAGCCGGGTTCTGCAACATTGCGATACCAGCGCCACCAGTGGTTGATGGCCCAATGAGGTCAGCGTTCTGAGCCTCAACAAAAGTACGCGCAAAGTCTCCGATAACAGGCAGGCCAGCCAACATTCTTGCCGTTCCGCCTTGCAGAACACGTCCGCCACGCTCCTTGATAAGCTGCTCGATTTCGGCTGGCGATTTCTTTTGCAGCTCTTCCTTGCTCATGCCAGTGAGATTCGATGCATAAGTGTACGCAGCGTCTCTCGTCATATTGACGCCAGACTGCTGACGCGCGTTCAGCGTCTCGCCTTCGCCGCCTGCGCCCTTTGGCATATACGGCGCACCAACCGGCGTGCCAGACGCCTGCCCCGGTGCAATCCACATATCCTGCACCATGCCATTCGCGAGACGCACTTGGCGCAATGTCGGCTGCGGAGCTTCGCGCGGCTGTCGCACCTCGCGCTGAACCACTCGGCGATCGTTCGGATTGCGACGGTTGACTGCAACGAGTCCGACGCCCGGCACGTTTTGATAAACGTACTCTGGCGGCTCCATTGTGCCTTTCACGGCAGACTCGAGAACTGGGCTTGCTTGCAGAGCAGTCATGCCAGCCGGAGTTGATGCAATGCCGACCGCATTCATGCGAGACATCGGTCGCACTTCTTCAAGCTGCGTCTGCTCGCCAACGTCACCAGCGCGACCTGTTGCTCGAGCGGCAAGATTTGCAGCCGCCTGCATTACATCTTGGCGCGCCACTTCACCCTTGCGCTTCTCTTCGGTCGCCTGCCGCCGCTGCGCCAACTGGCCGATGCCACCGAGCAAGCCGACTCCACTGCCTAGGCCACCGATCGCATTGATCAGTGCCTCGCTCTGGAATCGACGAAGCTGCTCGTCGCTCATGTTTTCGACATCTTCGCCCAGAAGGCCGCCGACGTAGCGCGTCAGCATTCCCGGTCGGCGTCGTTTTGTTGCTTGCTCTGCCATGTGTTATTCCTCAATCCCCGAGCAAGCCGCGAATCTTGCGGCCGCCGTATCGCTTGTACATGCCGCCATAGAGGCGGTTCGGATCGTAGACATCAATCGACACGTCTCGAGCTTCACCCGGCCGCAGCGACAGCGTAGATGCCAGTGGGTCATCGCCGAGCGCACTGAGCACGCTCATGCTGTCCTCTGGTTCTGGCGCTTGATACTGCGTGCCAAGGCTCTTGAGAAGATCGACCGTGCGCTGCCCGACCGTCTTCTTTTTCTTGAAGAGATCGCCGGGGTTGCTCAATGGATTGGTATCTAACATCACGCTTTCCTCCGCTTGCCAGCGGTCTTGGATACTTTCTCGTCAAGCTCTTTGACCGCCTCGGTCAACAAGCCGACCATCTGCGGCACGTCGTACTGACGCATTCCATCGCGACGGCGAGAGACTGCGCTCGGCATGACTTCCTCGAGATCCTGCGCAGAGATGCTCATATCGCTCTCTCCGCCCATGTCCTCGTCTTCGTTGCGACCGTAGCCGTTCTCCCACTCGAACTCGATGCCCTTCAAACGATTGACCTTGTCGAGCGGGTTGCGGATCTTCTTGACCTTGGTCTTCATGTCCATGTCTGAGCCGGTGCCGCCACCGCCCGGCATCGGGAACGAACCCACCGCCTGCCGGAAAATGTCAAAGTAGCTCGGCCGTCCCTGCACCGTCGTTGATCCCGTAACCGTCTGGTTGTACGGACTCGCCGCCACGGCACCCTGCAAGATCGCAAGCTGCTGGAGCGGGTACTGCGTGCGACGCATGAACTCCTGCTGCTGCGCGTCGAGGTACTGCTGCGCCAAGCCCTGCTGACCAGCGCCAAGCGCCATGAGCTGCTGCCCTGCGCCATATCGGTTCTGAAGCGCGCTCTGGCCGAAGCCAGCCAACTGCGAGCCTGCGCCAAGACGGAACTGAGCAGCGCCCAAACGTGCCGCCTCGTTGGCGCGTTGCGCCTCGAGGATGCGGCTTGCCTGATCGCCCATTGCGCCAAGCTCGGTCTGTCGCGCTTGCAGCCCTGCCGACTGGTTGGCGCGAGCGGCATCGAGCGAGGCCTGCTGATTCGCCTGCTCTGCGGTCAGCCCCATGCGCATGTAGTCCTGCACCGTCGACTGGTTCGCACGCGCCGCATCGAGCGAGGCTTGCTGGTTGGCTTGCTCTGCCGTCAAGCCAAGTCGCATGTAGTTCTCGACCGCCTGCTGATTAGACTGCGCAGCCTGCAATCCGGTCTGTACGTTGGTTGTCTCGCCGGTGAGCCGCATCCGCTCGGCTTCCTGCACGGCCGCCTGATTGGATCTGGCCGCATCAAGCTGCGCCTGCTGGTTCGCCTGCTCTGCCGTGAGGCCAAGTCGCATGTAGTCCTGCACGGCCTGCTGATTCGCAAGGTCAGCACGCAAGCCAGCCTCGACGTTCTGCGTCTGCGCCGTCACACCAAGACGTTGCAACTCAAGATCACGCTGCTGGTTGCTAATCTCACCACGCTGCGCCAATTCAATGATGTTCTGCGCTGCTGCTTGATTGGAGATGCCAGCCTGCTGCTCGCGACCCACATCCGCCTCACGCTGCGCTTGCGCCTGCTGGAAGGCAGCCGCACGCTGCTCGGCGATAAACCGATTGCGCTCGCGCTCTGCCTCGCCTGCCGCGATACCTTCCTGCACCGCTTGACGAGAACCACCGAAGGCGCGTGCACGAGTCGCTTGCGCTCCGATGTCTTGCTGGCGCAGAGCGGCAGCACGGTCAATGTCGGACAAACCAGCCTCAATGACCTGCGACGTGTACGGCGACATATAGGCGCCGATGTCGCGATCGAGTGCAGATGCACCACGCACGGTCGGCGCAGCGCCGGGGGCGCCAATGTCGCGAGCGGCAAACGTGGTGCCGACCTGTCCGGCTTGCACTCGCTCTGGGCCGCCGGCCAAAGATGCACCCACTCGTTCCGCTCCAATCATGGGCGCCGCAAACTGCGTCCCTACTTGACCGGCACCGATCTGCATCGGGCCACCAGCAAGCGAGCGACCTACCTGCTGCGCACCGATCTGCATCGGCCCCGGAGCAAGCGACTGCCCTACGCGCTCAGCGCCAATGCGCTCGGCGAATACGCGCGGGTCAAAGGTTGGCGCGCCAATCTGCCCAGACTGAAAGCCAAGATCCTGCGCAGCCTGTCGCGCAGCCATCTCAAGCTCTGGGACGTAGCCGCCTTCCTGCGCGATACCGCGCACAGCGCGCTCACCGGCAAGATAGTCTTGCGTGAACGGCGCTACCATCAAGCCGGTATACGGCTGATAGGGAATCGAGGCGACCTGTCTTGCCAGATCAAGATTCGCCAAGACCTGCTCATAGACCCTCGGGTCTATCTCGGTCTTCTGCGTCTCGGTCTTCTGTGACTTGGACTTAAAGAGATTGCTCATAGTCTTTTCTCGAGCACCACTGCGGTGCGTTTGTAGCCCTCAAGCGCTTTCTGCCAGCCGGGGCGGCCCATGATGATCATCGCGTCGCACTGAATGCTTCGCGCCCACTCCTCGACAACAGGGCGAATGACGGTGTCGATTTCCTCGAGGTCTCCTGCCCCTATGACTACGGTCAGTTGCTTCATGCGCGGGAAGATGTCAATCGTCGTGACCACGCAAGAATTCTCTGCCGTCCAAAACTGGTACTCGCCTTCGTTGATGCCATCGACCACGTCCTGATAGTTGATCTGGCCGTAGTTCTCTTTGAGAGCACGCTCGATCAACTCACGAAATGGTGAGGTGATCTCGCTTGCGTCTTGTACGTCGTGCATCATCGGCGACCACTCTCGACCACATCGAGACGCATGGTGCCCACGCGCCAGTCTGTATTCGGCGAAGCACCCGTGATGCGCATCGCGGCCTGACGGCCGGAGAATCGCACGTTCGTGTACGCGCCATTGATCGTGTAGGATTTTGTGGACTCTGCGCCTTCTGGCGTCAGTTTGGTCTTGAACTGCACCGACACCGATCCGAGCGATTTCTCGTCTGGTATCAGTTGCCGTGCCATCAGGGTGCGATCGCCATTGCCAAGCTCAATCGGCCCGGTCTCGGCAAAAGGACTTGCACCTTCGTATTGCAGGCCAACCTCGTGCTCGTAGACATACCCATCGGTGGACACCATCAGCGGGTAACTAAACACTCCGCGATCTGTGCCAGCGGTTCGCGCCAGCGATCCGACTGCCCAGTGATTCTCCCTATAATTGTATGATACATAGGAGTCAATCTCTAGGCTTGTGGCGCTCGGGTAGAACCACCACACCTCGCCAAACTGGTTATTGGCGACGGCGTAAATCTTGGACTTCTGGGAGTCGTTAAGATTGGTAAAGACGTAGTCCAGCACGTCGCAGGAGATCGGCTTGACGAAACCGTCGTAGATGAAGAAGCCGGCCGGCGACATCCAGAAGGCGACCGACTCCACGGCAGCTACCGCCTGCGGGCCAATTAGGCCGCAGCCAGAGGCGATGCGCTCGAAGCCGTAGACAAACGGGGGGCCGACATAGTTCGCCGTGTGCACGTCCACATCGGTAAATAGCA